AGAAGGTGTAGACGGCAGCGGTTGGGCCACCCAGTGCCTCGATGTGGGTGCGTCGTGTGTTGGGCCCGTAGATGCCATCGACCTGACCCATCCCAAGTTCCTCTTGGAGGGCCACAATGTGGGAGCCCTTGTCGTAGTACCCGTACTTCTGCTTGATGATGTCAATCTCAGGCTCGAAGAAGTGAGGGAGTGGGTTCGTACCGATGGGCGGGTGATGATTGGGTGTCGGGGTTGGTATGGCCGGCGGTACGGAATGCTCAGCCGGTTCATCAATGGGTGTCGAGGCGGGGTGGGGCTGAGTAGTAGTTGACACGGGTGCGGTATGGATGGATGTCGCGCGTTGTATGACCCGTGTCGGAATGGTTGGCTCGGGCGGAGCAAGTGTGGTTGTCGTGACTATTGCGGCCCGTGCCAGAACTGAGGGGGGTGGAGAGGATGCCTGTGCGAAGGCGAGGTTAGCCGTGACCCATACAAGGGACAGGAGGATTCCGGCGAGTACCCGCAGGTGGAGGTTCGTCATGCGCTCTAAGTCTACAAGATCTCTTGACTAAGAGGTGGAGTCTTCTTCGACGAAGGTCTCTTCTGCCTCCAACTTGGCGTCGATGAATACGCTGACATCTTGGAGGTCCATGGTCACGTTGATCTTGCCGTCCTCTACTGAGACGATCTCCATGCCCATGGATTCGAGCAGCACTTCAGCGAGGTAGGAGTGCTCGTCGATGAGTTCGTCCACTTCTGACTCGTCCAGCCCCTCCTCCACGAACAGCATGAAGTACTCAACCATGTGGTTGAGAATCTTGAGGTGTGCATCGTTATTGGAAATCATGGACGCAATAGTACCTGCTGGCCTGAATAAGCGCAACCGGGCGAACGGGTGTTCGAGTGGCCCCGATCAAGAGCGTCCACCCATTGCCACCCGTGAGGGGTACTCTGAGACGATGACCACCGAGCATCGCAAAGCCCCCCGTCGGCTGGTCACCGAGATCGAACGGGTCGGTGCTTGGGGTCAGGTGAAGTATCACCACACCCTCTCCTGCGGACACATCGAAGTCCGTCCCCGTGCGTCGAGAGCACCCATGATCGCCTGTGCGTGGTGTCTCCGTGTTGAAGCAAAGGGCAAGGAACTTGTTGCGGCAACATCGGCGGGGCCACGGGTTTTGCCTATTGACTACGACGAGGAACTACGAAAGACTGAGATCGAAGTCGCCCAACTCCGAGCCTCACTGGCGAAGTTTTGTGGCGTTCCAGCAGAAGCAATCGACGTCATCGTCGCCGAACAGGAAGCGGCACAACTCATGGTTCAGTCGGCGGTCATCTTCCTCACCGCTGCAGACGTGCTGAGGATTACCAGTGGATCTTGAGGATCCACCGGCAAAGGGTCAGATGTACGGCATCGGTCAGTCGATCGTGCCTCATCCCGTCGTGTTCCCTCCAGAGAACGGCGCATGTAAGGGCAAGCCCACCGAGTGGTGGTTCCCCGAGTACTACCGCACGCAGACCCAGCACGATCGTCGCAGCGTGCTGAACATCGTCGATCATGCCAAGCGCATTTGCTTCAAGTGTCCTGTCCGTCAAGAGTGCCTGACCTACTCGTTGAACCATGAGCCCTTCGGAATCTGGGGCGGGTTCGATGAGCGAGAGCGATTGATGATCGCGATCAGGGAGGGCATCGTTCCCACCCGTACCCGCCTGGGACAGAAGGTGCCATCCAGTCGACCCGTGGGCCGCCCTAAGGCGGTGGATAAGGGTGTACCAACACACGGATGATTTGCTCGCACGTCTTGACGGCGTGGTGCAATCGGCGAATGGATGGGAGGCTAGGTGCCCGTGTCGTCAGGACGATCGCAACCCATCGTTGTCGATCCACGAGAAGGGCGACGGGCAGGTGCTGCTGTTCTGCCACAGGAACGGGGGGTGTGGAGTAGACGACATTTGTCGATCTATTGACATCACAACTGCTGACCTACGACCCAAAGACACGACGCTGTCTACCCGTGAGACAAAGTATCCGAAGGTTGAACGTAAGGCGCTCAAGTTCATAGCGTCCTACGACTATCAAGACGCCAACGGTACCCTGCTATTTCAGAAGGTTCGGTACGAGGAGCCGGGTGGTCGTAAGACATTTAGGCAGAGAAAACCGGATGGTGTAGGGGGGTGGCTGTACCAATTAGGCGAGACCCCTAAGGTCTTATACAACCTACCTGAGGTTATCAAGGCTAAGGAGGGAAGTCAACCCATTTGGGTGGTGGAGGGAGAGAAGGACTGCGACACGATCACCCGTATGGGTGGCTGCGCAACCACCATGCCGGGAGGGGCAGGGAAGTGGCTTGACATCCACACGGAAGCCCTTGCCGGAGCGACGGTCGACATCATCATCGACAATGACGTAGCCGGACGACCCCATGCCAAGGACGTAGCCGCGCGACTCAAGGAGGCGGGGTGCGACGTTGCTCTCTGGGTGTGCCCGTCAGCGAAGGACATTACAGAGCATGTCCAGATGGGCGGCTCAACGGAAGACTTGGTTCCCTTCGAAGACGCCGGCGAACCAGATGCCCCGCTACTTGAGTTCGATGAGGGTGAAGAAGACGAGCCTTTGTCACCCGTGGAAGAGACGCTCTCCAAACTGCGCTCTCTACTAGATGAAGACAAGTCACCCGCGTTCATCATGAATCGGGCAACCCTCCTGTTGGGAGCCCGTGAGTCACCCGTGGCCGCAAACGCCGGCCGATTGGTGGACTGGGCTGAGTTCGTAGCCGAGGACGATGACGACTCCTACGACTGGTTGATCCCCGGCCTACTGGAGCGTCAGGAACGTGTGATCGTGGTGGCAGCGGAGGGGGTAGGCAAGACGATGCTGCTGAGGCAGTGCGCCCTCCTCCCTGCGATCGGCGTATCGCCGTTCACCTTCCAGCGGATGGACCGCATACGGACGTTGAGCGTGGACCTCGAGAATCCCGAGAAAATCATCCGTCGCACCTCACGCAAGATCGTCCATGCCGCCCGTTCGATGGGGTTCGGTGAGAAGTCAGATGCCCACTTGTTCATGAAGCCCGATGGGTTCAACCTGCTGGACGCGAACGACCGAATAGCGTTGGAGGACGTCATACAGCAGGTAGAGCCCGACCTACTCCTGTTGGGTCCGTTGTACAAGGCGTTCATCGATCCGGGTGGTAGGACGAGCGAGGCCATCGCCACTGAGGTAGCGAAGTACCTTGACACTCTCCGTGTCATCTACGGATGTGCCCTGTGGTTGGAGCACCATGCACCATTGGGGGCCACGGCGAGCACCCGCGAACTGCGGCCGTTTGGATCGGCTGTCTGGTCTAGATGGCCTGAATTCGGCGTTGCCCTCACACCCGACCCCACGAATGCGATGGACTACGTCTACACGGTGACCCATTTCAGGGGTGCTCGTGATGAACGGCACTGGCCCCGGACCATGAAGCGTGGAGTCAAGTTCCCCTTCGAGGTCATTGACTGGATGAGTCATTCATGAGAAAGAGTGAACCCCACCCAGTGTGAGCCGAGTGGGGTGCACTCTCGCGCTGCGGTTTCCGCGTTACCTGTGCGCGAAGGGGAAAGCCCCCGCCCTGGGAGGGGATCCGGGACGGGGGCCTTCACAGTTGCTCCGAGAAGTAACCGGTTCGCCACATCCAGAATAACAGGTATCCGGGTGGTGTCAAGGGTTACCCGTGGGTCACCCGTGGGCTGCTGCGGCCAATCGAACAAATGTTCGATTTCAGAGGGGTAGGAAAAAATTTGTAAAGTTGCTCTATGTGCTCGGTTTTTTTCGGTTGGGTAAATAGCCCCGATCGATTTGGCCTCATAGTGCTCGAAAAAAATGGGTTTGCTCTTTCACCTGCTCGTGTTTTTTGGGTTCATGCTTTTAGCCCCGCTTCAAAAAGCCGTCTCGTGCTTTGAAAAATTTGGTTTGGGCTTTCCCCTGTAGGCAAAAATCGGGTTTGGGCTTTTTCCAAGAACGCAAAAATCGGGTTCGGGCTTTCACCAAGAACGGAAAAATCGGGTTCATGCTTTTTCCTTACACGAAAAATTTGGTTTGGGCTTTTTCCTTACACGAAAAAATTGGATTTAGGCTTCCCTGATGCTTTCTCCTATAGGCGGCTCTGGGGATGTCGACCATGACCTACCATTGTGTTATGGCCAAAAACTCCCCCACCTTGACTCGTGAGTTCCTTGCTGAGCGAGATGTGCGCATTTTCAAGATGCGACAAGCAGGCGTACCCAATCAGGAGATTTCTCGACGATTTAGTATCTCCGTGGGGGCTGTTGGGAAATCGGTCAATAGGCAACTTGAGAAACTGAACTCTGAGGCACTTCTGGCCTATCCAGAGGTCCTCCGTATGGAGTTGGAGCGTTTGGACGCTCTGCAGAGCGCTATATGGCCCCTCACTCAGCACAGGCGAATCACGTTGGATGATGGGACTGATGTAGCGGTAGAGCCGGATATGAAGGCCATTCAGCAGGTGCTCGCCATCATGGATCGGCGTTCCAAGTTGATGGGCATGGAGTCGCATCCACAGTCAGAGGCCAATATTCAGATAAACGTGGGTCACCAGGAGAACATACGCGTCTCCCTGGCGGGGTCTGGTGGTACAGGGTCGGTCCCTGTGGATCACTTCAATCCGGAGACCGAATCCAAGAAACTGCTCGAACTAATGACCAAATCGGGTGTTATCTCGAAGAGCGAGTTAGAGGCGTCCCTGGGGAGCAAATTCTCGACTATTCTCGATGACGATGTCGTGGATGCAGAGATAGTGGAAGAACTAACACCACACGACACAATCGACCTATTGGATGGTGATGATGCCTGAGCCCAAGCAACCAATCACAGAGGACAGCAGCCCTGTCTCTATGAGGGAGGGGACGGATGTCAACATGTCGATGATCCTGCCTCCCCTGCCTGCCCCCCCACTCACACTGCACCCTGATGGGGAGTACCTCACAGCACCCGTGCAGTCACCCGTGAGGGCTGCGCCGATCGATCCAACTCCTGACACGTCCTTCGCAGGGGCAGCAGCGAGTATCACCTACTCCCCCCTCGACATGAGCGAGGCTGAGGTGGGTGACCCTGCCTATGAGGACAACGTTGAGGCTGCTATGCACGAGGTGGCTGAGGGCATGGATCTCACGGTGTCGGCTATGGCCAAGGAAGACGATGCGCCGGCTGACAAGCAGGTGCTCATCAGGGCTACTGAGCATGACCGTGAACGGTGGAAGCGTGCTGCTGAGGTGGTAGGGCTGTCCCTGTCAGCGTTGGTACGAGAGGTCATGAACACCAAGGCCACTGACATCCTCGACTGTAGCCACCCCCCTGAGTACAGGAAGCAGTACCCCTGGGCACAGTTCTGTACCAAGTGTGATATGCGCCTAACGGGGTAGGCTCGGCGGTGCATGTTGATCGTCACACTGGAGGCCTGGGAGTATGAGCATGCCTCCCTAGTGGGGGCACGCAGGTACACCGCTAACTGGGGTAAGGGCAATGCACCCTGGTATGACGCTGAGCGTATGGAGGATGATCGTACTGCTCAGGTGGCGGCGTGCGTGTGCGAGTTGGCCGTGGCCAAGGCCACCAACCGCTACTGGTCAGGGCATGTATGGCCCCCCGCAGAGCATGCGCGGCGACGTGACACCCCTGACGTAGGGCACAACATCGAGGTACGCAGGGTGAGGACATCCCTCAACGCTGCTGTACGCAGGCACCAGGTGGGCAAGGGGCTGGTGCTATTCGTGGCACAGGCCATACCCCCTGAGTTCAGGGAGGTACAGGTGCTGGGGTGGATAGACATGGATGAGGCATGGGAGAAGGGGGTGCCCTCTGACTATGACAGTGAGAGCACTCGGCTAATCTCTCCTACGCACCTCACACCAGTGAGGGGTGGCGACTAGGGCGTAGCACAGGTAGGGCAGGTACAACATGGACCTCTCAGGGTTGGATGAGATGGGAGAGGTTGATGTATTGGTCACTCTCTATGCTGTGATGAAGGCATGCAAGGAGCAGGGTGCCCCTCGGATAGGTGCTGCTGTGAGGGAGGGGGTGGAGGAGATCATGCTACTGAGGGGTGAGTTGGACTCACTGAGGGCTGAGTATGTGGAGGGCATGGAGTTGACTGATGAGTTGGTGTCCTCACTGAGGACATACGTCACCAATGTGGAGGATGACCCTGTGCTGGGGCCTGCTGTGAAGGAGTGGGTGAGGGTGGTGAAGGTGAGTGAGTGACATAGAGGGCATGGACAGTGGGGCATGGACAGGGGATCAAGACGATGGTGTTGACTGGGGTAGTGATGAGGATCTACTCAGTCAACCTGCTACTAGGTTGGCTATATGTATGGGGTGTGTGAGGTACAGGTCATGGACCAAGCAGTGCAAGGAGTGCGGCTGCTTCATGCCACTGAAGGTGCGCTTCCCTGAGAAGCACTGCCCTATAGGTAAGTGGTGAGTATCCACCCATGTCACCCGTGAGGGCTTGGCGATCAGCCGCCTGAGGGGGGCACGATCAATGTGTCTCCCACTCGAAAGGTGGTGGGGTCACCACCATTGATGGTGATGATGTCCCTCATCGCATGACGGATGTCACCACTACACCTTTGCGATGCGACACTCCATGCACTCTGACCATTGCGAAGTGTGTGCTCACCTTCGGCACATCGATAGTTATCAGCCAACGAAAGGGCGAAGCCTGCGAGTCCCATGAACCCTGCGAGGCAAGCGGCGAGCATCAGATTGGACCACTGTTTCTTGACGAAAGTGATCAAGCCTTTCATCATCTGACGAATGACATTCATTTCGAACGAAGTAGGGAAACCGAGAACGGC